CGGATAGTTAACAATCATTGGATTGCCAAATTGATTAGTCACTTCTAGATATTACTAGTTTTGACAGGCCTCTTACCTTGTGAATTACTTCATATGTATTAGCGTCATTAGTCATAACGTGAAATTGAATACTTCCATCTTGGAACTTCATTATCTCTAAAGAAGTCCCTGGATTTCTAAAATAGAGTTGTTTGCGTTTAGGTGTCCTCTCATCGCCATTAGTATCTCTATTAAGGTTTGTAAGAACTAGACTAGACAAAGATTTTCTATAGAAATTACGTTTAGCATCAAAGCTACCACGTATAACTTCAAAAGAAGAATCGATACTGTCAATATCTTTTATAATTCTCAGAACATCATCGATATCTAAAACGTCACAGTTAATCTGTTTGTCAAGAAATCGTATGATTTGAACTGTGTATATTAATTGTAAATCTGCTTGAAGATCATTCGATTTGAAAGCATCTATAGATTTATTAAATTGATACCTGACCGAGTCTAAAGACTTGTCACCAGGATAAAGTCTAACTTTATTGGATAGTACCAAAGATATAAATTTAAAGACTTCATGATCATATTCGTCTGACTCTTCGAGTTTTACGAAGTCATTTATATGAGCGATTTTATCTTCAATAGAATTGATTGAACGAACTAAAGTATGTATTATGATGAATTCATCAACATCTTCAGGTGTTAATCCCTCGTCTCGAAGCCTATTAGGCACATGCTCGAGGATTTCTAACATGTTACGTGTACCGTCAAAAGTACAATACGTATTTTCAGCCAATAACTGTAAGTAAGATATATTTTCCTTATTTTTCTTCTTAGATAGGTATTCGTAAAAGAATCCTCCTTCGATAAATAAGGTTTTCAATACATTAATAGTGAAGCCTCGATTTACCAAATCATTTATAAGATGAGGTATTTCAAGGTGGTTTTCCATTGCATTTTTGATGAGTGATATAGACATGGGTGATAGATTACTCTTTTCACCTTTAATAGTAACTCCTAGGAGTGAACATGTCGAAAATCACTGAAAACTTCCCATTTTGCCTAATGATTTAGACTCTGATATTTGAACTCCTGTGTCAGTTAACAACTCTTTTCAAGTGTTGGCCAATGCTTCGTTGAAACATTGATTGTCATCACCTACTGTTGTAAAGTAATTACTTACTTTACTAATACGTGACTCACCCAAAGATTTATGAGCTGAAAATCGCCATAGTTCCATTAAAGTCAGTTGAAAGAGGTTGAACGATTCATAAGAACCCATTGGTTGACCAACAGAGTAATTTAATATTTTATTATTACAATGAAAGTCTAAACCTCTGGTGAATTCCAAGTAATCTTGACCAAACCTCGGCGAATAATAAGCGGATAGAACGTCCCGTTGAAATTCAAGGGGA